GTATGCGTCTTTAGCAGAGGCAGAGCCTTATCTTATGAATGATGCCAGAGTGCAAACTTGGGCTACCTTATACGACAGGGCTACTTCTGATATTAACGGCTCAGACGAAAGCTCAGAGTACGCTGGAGTACCACTAACAATGCAATTAACATCACGATAGGAAAATCATGTCTGCAATCTCAAACTACCTAGAGAACGCATTGCTAAACGCTACTCTGCGAAACACATCATACACATCGCCTGCCACAGTCTATGCAGCTCTGTTTACTTCTGACCCTACCGAGGCTGGAACAGGAACAGAATGTACTGGTACTGGATATACTCGTAAGGCCATTACTTTTGCTGCTCCTTCTAACGGAGTAACAACCAACTCTGCTGCTGCTTGCGAGTTTGACCAGGCTACAGGCGCATGGGGAACAATTACCCACTTTGCAATCTTTGATGCCTTAACAACTGGCAATATGCTGTACTATGGTGCGCTAACTACATCTAAGGTAATTTCTAGTGGAGATGTATTTAAGTTTGCTACATCTAGCGTAACAGTAACTTTAGCCTAAACCATGTCTACGATAATTACCAGAAGTGGTAAAGGATCGCCTCTTACTCATAACGAGGTAGATGCTAACTTTACCAATCTTAATAGTGATAAGGCAGAAAAGGCTAGTAATCTTAGCGACCTTACTTCTGCGCCTACAGCAAGAACTAACCTAGGCTTAGTGATTGGTACAGATGTCTTAAGTCCTAGCGGTTCTGGAGCATCATTAACATCCTTAAACGCTACTAATATCTCTAGCGGTACATTGGCTGCTGCAAGACTTCCTGCTTTGGCTGGAGATGCTACAAGTTCTTCTGGCAGCAATACGCTGACACTAGCCACAGTAAACAGTAATACTGGTTCTTTTGGTTCTACCTCTAATATCCCAGTAATCACAGTAAACGGCAAAGGCTTAATTACTGCTGTTACTACTGCTGCGGTATCAGGCTCTATCTCTGTTACTGGTGGAGATTTAACTCTATCTGGTAATACTGGTACTGCAATTACCAACGCAACTCTAGCAACAGTCAATGCTACTACAGGTACTTTTGGTTCTGCTAGTTCTATTCCTGTAGTTACAGTAAATGGTAAGGGTTTAGTAACTGCGGTTACTACTGCTGTTGTAGCTGGTGGTCAATACTTTGGCTCTGCTGCTACAAAGGCTATTGCTTATAACTCTACAAGCATTGCAGAGAATATTACAACGACTGCTGGTAACAACTGTTTATCTGTTGGTCCAATAACAATCGCATCGGGTTACTCTGTAACTGTTGCAAGCGGACAGAGATGGCTGGTTCTCTAATGAATTTATATTGGATTCATCACAAAGAACATTCTGATATATTTAGTCAGGGTTATGTAGGTGTATCTAACAATGTTAAAAAGCGTTGGTACGACCATAATTGGAAAGCCCAAAATGCTCACTTATCTAATGCTATTAAAAAGTATGGATGGGATAATTTAGTAAAAGAAGTTGTGTTAATTGCTGATGATGGATATTGTCTTGATATTGAAAGTAAACTACGACCAACAACTAATATTGGATGGAACATTACTTTTGGTGGTGGTATGCCACCAAGTGCATTAGGCAAGAAGTTTGGTGCAATGTCAGAAGAAACTAAAGCAAAAGTAAGTGCTACCAAAAAAAGTTATAGACATACACCTGAAATTGAAAAGTTGGTTACTCAAAACTTATTAAAACATGGTGTAGAAACAAGGTTTAAAAAAGGTCAAGTACCACTTGTTAATAAAATTGAATATATTTGCCAACATTGTGGCAAACAAGGTAAAGGAAACTCTATGAAACGCTGGCATTTAGATAATTGCAAATTTAAGGAGCAATCATGTCAAGCGTAGTAATTTCTGGGGATACGAGTGGTAGTATTACTTTAGCTGCCCCAGCCGTAGCTGGTACTAATACTATTACACTTCCAGCCAGCACTGGTACAGTAATGGTTAGCGGTAATATGCCAGCGTTTAGTGCTTATGCAGCCAGCAATCAAACTCTTACTTCAGCAGTTACCACAAAAGTTCTTTACGGAACAGAAGAATTTGATACTAATAATAATTTTTCTTCTTCTACATTTACACCAACTGTTGCTGGATATTATCAAATAAACACAGGGGTGCAAGTTGGTTATACAACTTTAGTAAGATTTAATATCCAGTTATGGAAAAACGGGTCATTATATAAAAGATTAGTTGATTTTAATTCTTATACAGGAAATAGTATTTGCGGAAGTTCAATAGTATATTTAAACGGCTCAACAGATTACATAGAAATATATTCTAATATGAATGGAACAGGCACATTAACTGTTAATGGCGGCTCTACTGATTTAAGCTGGTTTAATGCTTCATTAGTAAGGGGGGCATAAAATGAATTTACCTGAAAAAATCATGGCTCTATATCCTAGCCTTACTCAACAGGATTTCCTAACTGTAATCACACTACAAAACGATTCAGACGGCAAAGGCGATTACATTGCTAAATGGGAACACCCAACACTAGCTAGACCTACAGCAGAGGAGTTAGCATAATGGCATCTACCATATCGGCTGGAACTACAGGTGGAACAGCTATAGCAATTGCTGGGGATACTTCAGGTGCTTTAACCCTACAAACTAACGGAACTACTACTGCATTAACTATTAATACTGCACAAGGCGTACAGGCTTTAAATTGTATTGGAGTAGGTAACGCAACACCATCTACAAGTGGTGCTGGCATTACATTCCCAGCAACTCAGTCTGCTTCTACTGATGCAAATACGCTAGATGATTACGAAGAAGGTAATTGGACACCAGTTTTAGGTGCTGACACTACAAACCCAACAGTAACTTATGATGCACAAGTTGGCACATACACAAAAATTGGTCGCATGGTTATGATACAAATGTATATTGGTACTACTGCAAGGACAGGTGGCTCTGGAAATGTAAGAATTACTGGCTTGCCGTTTACTGCTGCAAATTCTTCAGCATCATATTGTGGAGTTACTCCATCACAAGCACAAAATATAACTGGTGCAACTACTGTTGGAGTTAGACCTTTTGCAAACCAAGCATATCTTGAGTTAATGAATAATAGTGGGGCTACCAATGTTGTTATTACCAATTGGTCTGCAACAGGAACTATTCTCGTAACTCTTTCATACATTGTTTAAGGCTTAAAAATGGCACTTACAGAACGCACAGAAATTGACCAAATTGAAATAGTTAGAGATTGGAACATCCAAGTTCGCCAATGCACAACTATTGAGCGTGATGGTCAATTTGTATCTAATTCATTCCATCGTTGGGTATTAACCCCTGATATGGATATTTCTAGTCAAGAACAAAAAATAAAAGATATTTGCAACGCAGCATGGACTGATAGTGTTAAATCTGCATACGAAACATTTAAAGTGGAACAAGCAAGGAACAGACCATGACAATGATTATTGATGGGACTAATGGTCTAACATTTAACAACGCCACTACACAAGCTAGTGCTGGACAGGTGTTGCAAGTGGTTAATGTTGCTTGGACTGGTTATCAAGGCATATCATCTAGCACTTATGCTGATGTAACTGGTAGTTCTATTGCTATTACTCCTAAATTTTCAACTAGCAAAGTCCTTGTTTTAATAACTTTAAATGGGTGCGGTAAAAATACAAACAACACTTGTTTAAAATTAAAATTGCAAAGAAATGGTGCTGATGTAATTACTATTACTGATACTGCTTTTTTAACACAAACAACAATAGAACAAAATGGTGCAGTTTGTTTAAATTTTTTAGATAATCCAGCAAGCACTTCTGCACAAACTTATAAATTGCAACTAGGAAGTTTAAATAATAACACTCAAGCATGGGTTAATAATTTTCAATCTACAAACGGATATTCTACTATAACCCTTATGGAAATTGCACAATGAACTCAAATATAGATACTGCAATTCGCAAACTTTATCCTAGCGTAGTTCATACAATAGGCGACACAGTTTACGATGCTAACGGCAATGAAGTAGTTTACGACCTACAAGCCGTAACTGCACAAGCAGAAGCAGATGCTCAAGCAATCATTGATACAAAAGCTTCTGCGCTAACTAAACTAGCTGCACTTGGTTTAACCCAAGATGAAGTAAAGGCTTTGGTAGGCTAATGGCTTTCGCAGACCAATATGTAGTCTATGACTATTGGATACCTGGTTATTGCGTAGGGGATGTAACAGCTACAGATGGTGCTGGAGATATTAATGGCATAGGAACTATTAGTGGTGCTCCTATAGCAATCCTATCTGGTATTGGGTCAATCAACGGAGTTGGTACTGCATCTGCATTAGGCATTAGGATACAAAATGGCGAAATATCTATTAATGGAATTGGTACAGTTAGTGCTGTAGCCATTAGGATACAAAACGCTGAAGGC